AATTAGAATTAAGTAACAGGTGGTGAATAAGTGAAATTCAAAAATGACTTGGAGATTCTGAAAATTGCCTCTGATATACACGGAGAGATAACGTCTGATGTAGAAGGAGCTCGGATTGTAAGCGAGACTGGGCAATATCTAATCCAGGATATTCTGGAAAATAAGTACTCAACTGGTCAAATCATAGCTACGTTTTATGGAATGACTCTTGCACTAACAGAAGGAGTGATGAGAAAAATTTATAAAGATGAGAACTAACATGCTTGACTTTATTCTAAGATTGTGTTATGCTAATCTTAGACGCTAAAGGAAGGAGGGGTACAACTGACTAAAGAAACTGTAGTAGGAGTTTCCTCTCTAGTAGAACAAGCTTACTACAACCGGAGTAGGCAACTAGCTGAGACACATAAGGTATCTTTTAAGTTTGTTGTCGTATCTCTGATAGAGTGGGCAATCAAGGTAGGCTATGAAGAGCTTGTCAGGCAGGGTGTTTTTAGTACCTCCAGAGATACTAAAGACACGAATGTTATGAATGTGTTTGTTCGTGTTAAGCCTGAACAACACAAAGAGCTTCAAGAGCTAGGAAAGACAGCCGACAAGTCACTGAGAAGTCTAGTTAGAGACTTGATAGTATGGGCAGGTGAGCAAGATGGTCAGACACTTATTGACCAGGGTGTTAACCTACCAATATGGCGTAACGATTAAGCCTGAGACTCTGACAGGAGTAGTCAACAGGTCTGCCTTGATTGAGCCAGACGGAGATGAACTAGTTGTTAGACAGCCCCCATACGTGTGTTTGTTCTGCGGTTTTATAGCAGAGAATAACCACAGGGGGCTGGGAGTATGTAATAGGTGTATGGCTGATATAGAGAGGGGGCGAGGCGTATCAAGGTATTAGGCATTGACCCTGGTGAGACCACAGGGTGGTGTATGGTAAAGATTACAGGAAAAGACGGACAGTCGTGGCCTGTCGCTTGGGGAGAGATACCACTTGAAACAGTGGGCAACCAAATGAGCCATATAATAAGTGCATACGGGCCTGATGCAATAATAATAGAGTCTGTAGTTGGCTCAGGCAGGCTAAACAAGAACAAGCAGAACCAGATTAGAGCACACGATAGAGTCTGGGTCGAATCTCTAAAATTTAATGGACAAAGAAAACGTGCAAAAACAAGGACTCCTGTGGTAGAGGAGATAACGCCAGAACAGAGGAAGCGGTGTACTCAAGTGCCTAAACAGGTAACAGGCACACATGCCAAAGATGCCTACAAACAGGCAGTTGCTTGGTTTAGGATAAAGCACTCTATCAAGGGGGATACAGATGGAGCTAAAACCGACAGTAAGAATGTTCAGAACAAAGGACGGAACTCCACAAAGGCTTCTTCTTAGATGTGAGCCTGATTTAAACAATGTAGTGCGTGCAGCTGGTATGGGCACTGCGAGGTGGAGAAAGAGAGAGGCTGCTTGGTCGCTACCAGTAGACCCTCATCTATTAGCTTCGTTAGCAGAGCATATAACGGGGCTGATAATAACACAAGAAGTAATGGATTACATGGAGAGCCTAAAGGTTAAGCAGGAGAGAGTTTTATCTGCTGTTTACAATACGGCTCCTCTTTTTCCAGAGGACAGGCTGTGGGACTTCCAGAGAGCCAGCGTCAGGTTCTTAGAAGAAGTGAAACGAGGTATGTTAGCTCACGAAATGGGGACAGGGAAAACAGTTATTGCCTGTGCTGCTTTAGAGTGCCTACAGCTTCCACGAGTGGTGCTAGTATGTCCTAACTCTGTAAAATGGTCATGGATAGACCATCTACTTGAGTGGACTAGTCGAGAAGATATATATGTAGTGGACGTCAAGCTAAAGAAAGACTCTTTTTCTGATGTTGTAGTAATAGGCGGTAGTAAAAACAAGAGAGAAGAACAGTTACTTGCTATGACAGCTATCGAGCCGAGCTACATTCTTATAATTAACTACGACCAGTTGAGATACCACAGAGAAACACTACTAAACAGAGAATACGACTTGATGATAGCTGACGAAGCCCACAGGCTAAAGAATAAGGGAGCACAAAGAACTCAGGTAGCTCACCAGATGACAGACAGGTCTGAATACGTATGGCTGTTGACAGGCACGCCTATGAGAAACGAGTATACTGACTACTGGTCGCTGCTCAGAATGAGTGACCCTGTTAGGTTTCCCGGGTACTGGAACTTCTTGAATCTGTATATTAGAGCAGTTCCTAACCTGTGGGGCAGTGTAGATATTATTGGGCTTCGGGATACAGAACAGTTTAACCGTATGCTGGCAACTTATATGTTCCGAAAAACCAAAGAAGAAGCTATGCCGGACTTACCAGAGAAACAGTTTATAGACAGACGGCTGCCTCTTAATCCTAAACAGGAATTGATTTACAACACTATGGAGAAAGAATTCATCATGTGGATTAAGAAACAACTAGAGGACGGGTTTGAGATAGAAGAGCTACTAACTGCTCCCACTACTCTAGCACAGCTTACCAGGCTAAGGCAGATTTGTCTAACTCCAGCTATACTGGATGGAGAGGCTGACTCAGCTAAACTAGATGCAATAGAAGATATGTTAGAGGACATCAAGGAATCACACGACAGAGTAATTATTTATTCGTGCTATCGTAGCTTTCTAGTATTTGTAGAATTATTGTTACGAAAGAAAAAGATACCGTATGGTATGATAGTAGGTGGGCAGTCTGGCGAGGAAAGAGACCAAGTAAAAAAACAACTTGATAATGGAGAAATTCAAGTTATTCTAGGGACTATACAATCTATGGGTGAAGGAATGAATCTGCAGTCTGCTAGTGTAGCTGTCTTCTGTGATATAGACTGGGTTCCTGCAGTGAATGAGCAGGCAGAAGACCGTATCCACAGGGGAGAAATAGTAAAGAGTCCTACAATCATAAGGCTGTATCATCCCAATACAATAGAGACCGATATAAGAAGTGCTTGTAAGAGAAAGACTGCTAAAGCAGAAAACACGCTTGGAGCGTTGGAAACTATCCGAAGTATGATGTCTAGGGAAAAATAAAGATGACCCGTCGGCAGACAGGTCATATACAAAAGGAGATGTTAATTATGTTTTACTAATCTATTATACCACACTCACGTATATAAATCAACAAATAAAATAAATGGAGGTGTTGTTTATGTTGAGTAATCCCGAAGAGAAAGAAACCAAAGGGCACGGCGGTGGTGCTAACAAGGGGCCTAGCTGGAGTCGTGAAGAAACTGAGCTTCTCCTAGAATGTTTGGAAAGATTAGACGAATATCCTTCTAAGTCAGCCTTGGCAGCAGAAGTAGGAGATATAGTCGGCAGGACTGAGAATTCTGTTATGGGAAAGATACACAGGATAGAGAAGAAGATAGAAAAGAAGAAGAAGGAAGGCTCAAAACCTATGGCAGACCCCAGAACTGAGCCAGACTACGCTAGAGCTGGCAAGCAGACAGAGTATGTTAAACCAAAAGAGAAACCACAACCGGTCTCCCTAAGAGATAAAATGAATGTCTTGTTGGAGAAAATAGAAACAGCGTATGATATACTAGATGGAGTACATGCAGAAATCCTAAGTGTAACAGATGAGGTAGACCAGCTGGAAACATTAATCGAAAACTTCGTAGCTTACAGAGAGAAGCTACAGTATACTATTGACCAACGGAACGGTATGGTGGTTAGTATTAAGAAGGAGGAATTGTAGTGATAGACTCTCTTGGAAACAAACTACCTAAGAACGCCTTTATAATCAGGGCTACTGAGGTAACTGCATTTAGAAACTGCAGACGTAAGTGGTTCTTTGAGTCCCACAATGGAAAGAACCTTGAACCTATAGTAAAAGACCCTAAGCTAAGGTTTGGTGAGTGTTGGCACAAAGCCCTAGAAGACCACTACAGCAATGACAAAGATAAGAGCTGGATAACAGGCTTCTACAAACAGGTAAGTGAAGAGGAAGAGAGACTCATGGATACTCTGGGTGATGGTTTCTTCGATGAAGGCGTCCAACAACAGTTACAAGACGAGAAAGAATTAGCAGAGTTGCTTCTTCCCCTGTATGAGGAGTGGTCAATCGAGGAAGCCGAGCCCTCTGATAACGATTTACAAATCCTGGAAGCTGAGAAGAGATTATTAATACCTATCCCCTCTCCTTCTGGGAAGAAGACTAAAGCCTGGCTTGCAGTCAAACTAGATGCGGTAGCCAAGGATGAACAAGAACACCTGTGGGGGTACGAACACAAGACAATGAGCAAGTCAAGTAATGTAACTAACCCTGATACTCTACCTTTAGACCTTCAGATGGGCTTACAACTGTGGGCACTGCAAGCTGCATGTCCTGATTCACGAGTGCAAGGTGCTATATATAATCTTATGAGGAAACAAAAGCCAAGTAAACGTGTTAAGAATCCTATATTTGGACGACATCGTGTTAGACGGTCTCCTACAGAATTAGACAACTTAATAAAAGACTTATACAATGATTATACTGCAATGAGACAAGCTGTTAGAGACCCACAGGCTAGATTTTATAATCCCCAAGTTTGGTCAGGTATGTGTGTTTGGGGCTGTAAGTATCGCGATGTTTGCGAAGCTATGAACGGCGACCACGACTACCAAGGCTTGCTAGAAGCTAACTTTAAGCCTAGAGATAAGGACATTTGGCAGGTATTGGAAGAGGAAATGTATGGAAAGTAAGGCTCTTGTTATAATAGTGTTGATATTCCTTGTAGTAACGGCGGGGCAAGTCATTGTTTTGAGTCATATCGAAACAACTCGTCAAGAAATTAGCAAGTTGCAGGATAAAGTTACCGTCATTGGTGATATAATGGAGAGTAAAAGCTACGACCCTGAGTTAGAAGAAGGTATGAAAGAACTGTTGAAACAGCTAGATGTCTATACTCAGGAAGAATGGGAAGAGAAAGAAGAATATTAAAAGGAGGCTAGTTAATGGCGTTGCCACAACAAAAACTAGGAAAACAAACAGAAGGTGATAATGTAACAACCCACATAGACTTACTGATATATGGTAGGTCTGGAGCAGGTAAGACTAGGTTTGCCTCTACCGCTCCGAAGCCGTATATGGTAAGCCCAGACCCCACAGGGCATAAGTCTGTTCCCTATGAAATAGACGGTGTTGTGCCTAAGAAAGTTTCAGAAATTTATGAAGTCAAAGAGGAATTTTACAAAGGGGGGCATGGATATAAGACACTTATCATAGACGGTCTTAGTTGGATATACGACATGTATGTTGCTGAAGTAGGGCAGTACTTCCATGAGAAAATGGGAGCCAAAGACCCTGACCTCATGCCCATCCAGGGCAGAACTAAGATTAACAACAGGTTCTCTGGTCTTGTAAAAGATTTAGTTAATCTAACACAGGTAGAAAATCCAGAAGATAGAGTGCACGTTATCTTTACTACTTTAGACACTTTCATTGGAGAGGATGAGACTACCCCCCACAATGTTATTCCACTAATAGGTTCTGAAAAAATTAATACTAAGGTAACTGCTTTCTTTGCAGTAGTAGGGTATATTTGGCCCCGTGGGCAGAAGAAAGAAAACAACGAGTTTGACAGAGCACGTATGATTTTGTTTGGAGAAGCCAACGGTGTGCAGGCAAGAGATAGGCTTGATATGTTTCCCCCACATGGAGAAGCTCCTAGCTTATCAGACTACTTGTCATAGTTTGGTAGAGTAGCACAAGCTACCCTGCTAATTATAAATAAAAATAATAAGGAGAGTGAGTTTTAAAATGGCAGAATTTGATTTCACTAACTTTAACGACTCTGGTTTTACAGTGGTAGAGGCAGGAAGGTATGCTGCAAAGACTACTGGGTGGAAGTATCGGGTAAAGGAAAACGGCAACCAAGTGTTCTACATTGACATCGAGATTAATGGAGGAGACTATGACGGAGAAACTATGAGATATTTCCACACAGTGACGGACAACAAGAAGTCCAAAGGGTTCTTCTTACGTCTTCTGAGAGAACTGAGTATTATCAAGGACGGAGACAGAGAACGAGGAGGAAAAGAAAAGAACCTGCACGTTAAGGCAGACTATGGAGACAAAGATGATAATGGGTATGTAGAGATACCCACTATCACAGTCAACGGAGAGAAAAGAAAAGTAGCAGGGCTTAAAACAACTGCTGTTGTTATCAATAAGCCTAACAATGAAACAGGAGATACTGAACACTGGGTTGACCGTCTTGAAACAGCAGGTAGTACTGCTTCGGGTGTAAAATCTAGCAACTTCCCCGTGTAGTTTAGATTATGTGGAGAGACTTCCTTGAAAGGGTCTGGGGCTTTGATGCTGGATGGGCCTTTATCGCTAGAAGCGGTAAGGGTCCTTTTCAGCAAAGAGCTTATGAATACCCGAAGCAATTCGACAGCCTGTTAAAAGACCTTACTGAAGCAAGCGAGCAAGAGAATGTATACTTCTGTCCTCATTTATTCTCACAACCAAAGAGTAGGGACAAAGGGAAAGCCAAGGAAGTCAGAACCTTGTGGATAGACAAGGATGAAGGCTACCCTGAAGATATACAACCCGAACCAACCATATGCTGGCAAACTTCAGAAGGACGATACCAAGCTGTATGGCTCTTGGAAAAGCCTATAGACCCTAAAATTGCCGAGAGAGTTAATCGTCATCTCACATATACCAGCAAAGGAGACAAAGGGGGTTGGCACTTAGGTAAAGTAATCAGATTACCTAAAAGCTACAACTTCAAGCATAGCCCACCCCAAGAAGGTGTACTCCTGTGGGACGACGGACCTAAATATAGTATAGGAGAACTGGCTCCAGAGGAAGTGTTCAAGGGTGATTTGTCTTCTACACTTCCAAAGGATTCCCAGGAACTACCTGATGAACTACCTGACGTTGAACAAGTATTGAAACAGTACGGAAGTAAGATTCCACAGGCTGTCTGGAACCTGCTTAACGAGAGTCCCGACAAGGGAGCAGACTGGTCTGATAGTCTATGGCGTATTGAGCGTCTGCTCATCGAAGCAGGACTACCGCTAGAAGCTATTTTTGTTCTAGCCAGGGACAGTGCTTGGAATAAGTACCGTAGAGACGGCAGACCAGATGAACAGCTTTGGCTTGAAATAGTTAAAGCAGCTGAGTCTGAGAAAACTGTTGTTCCTGAATCTGATAAGTTACCTTGGGTTGGTCTGAATACTCTTATGGCTCACTCAGAGGCTCCCAGGTGGCTAGTAGAAGGGATATGGATGGAGAAAAATGTAGGCTGGATGGCTGGCGTAGGTAAGTCCTACAAATCAGTCATGTCCCTAGATTTAGCCCTATCAATAGCCACAGGCACTCCCTTTTTAGGGCAGTTTCATGTATCTGAGCCAGGACCAGTCCTTATGGTTCAAGAGGAAGACCCCCTGTGGAGAGTAGCCCACAGAATACAGGCTATGGCAGAGGTCAAGGGCATTAGTACTATCAAGGTTAAAGAAGAAGCTACAGGCATTACCTTTGATGTGCCCTCTAACAAGAGTATCCCTATTCATATAGCTGTAGGGGGTGGCTTTTCTTTTACCAGTGAGGATAAACTTAAAGCATTAGAAGAAGCTCTTGAGTATTATAGACCACGTATTCTATTTTTAGACCCCTTATTTATGCTCACTCCAGGCATGGATGAGTTTAAAGCAGGAGAAATAGTTAAAGTCTTAAATCTTATGAAGCATTGGCGTAACAAGTATGAGTGTGCCATATGCTGTGTTCACCACTACAATAAAGGTGGTAATGGAGACGGGCGTTCCAGACTTTACGGTTCCATGGCTTTCTATGCTTGGTCTGAGAACTCCTTATTTATCTCCAGAGAAGAAGATACTAACGCCGTTGTTATTGATAGAGACATCAAAGACGCTTTGGTCGATGACAAGATTAAAGTAGAGTTTCACGATATAGATGAGAACTACTCTTTTACAATAGGAGACGCTCCCAAAGTGAGTAAAAAGTCTAAAGCCTACAAGACAGTAGAGAACTTGTTAAAAAATCACTATGAGCCTGGGAGTTCTGGAGAAAAACAAGACATTGTGACGATAACCAAACTAAGTGAGAAGTCTGTAACTGCTGTTCTTCGTGCTATGGAAGCTGAAAATTTAGTCTATACTCACAATGAGGGCACTGGTGGCAGACTACTATTTATCCTCACAGGCATACACGACGATAACAGTGACGAAGAGGAAGGAGTTGATTTTACCCTATGATGCCCGTCTGCAAAGAGTGTTCATTAAAAGGACGCCCTCTAGTTAAAGGTCATGGTAATAGGAACTCTCCCCGTATAGCTTTTGTGGGAGAGGCTCCTGGTAGAACAGAAGTTGAAGCAGGCAGACCCTTTGTAGGCATGGCTGGCAAAATAATAAGAGAAGTAGCCAAGTTTGCAGAGATACCTGATACCGATGTATACTTTACAAACTCTTGTTTGTGTCGTCCCTACCAGAATAATACTCCGAGTGCTTCAGATATCCGTGCCTGTTACCCTAGATTAGAGCACGAGCTTCAAGAAGTCAATCCACAGTTTGTGGTAGCATTGGGAGCAACTGCTGGCTCTGCCATATTCAAGGAGAAAACCAGTATGGAAGCTGGCAGAGGATACCTTAGAGATACTAAGCTAGGAGTCCCTGGTTTCCTAACATATCACCCTGCTGTAGTATTATACCCAGCTGGCGAAACAAAATTCCCCACACTGCTAGGAGATATAAGAAAACTTTGGAGGTTAGCCTGTGGAGAAACCTTTCCCTATGAAGATATAGAAACTACTAACCATATCATAGATACAGATGAAAAGATGCTAGACCTGCTCGACAGGCTGAAAGACGTAGATATGCTTTTGTATGATTGGGAGACCAGGGGAACTAGCCCCTTGTGGGGAGAAGGTTGGTGTGTCGGCTTGTGTTGGGAAGTAGGCACAACTTACACTATCCCTGTAGAAATGATACATGCCTATAAAGACCAGTTTAATGAACGCCTACGTCATATACAAGCCGAAGCCTTCAATGCTATGTTTGACTGCAAGTTCAATGAGCTGGAAGGACTACTACCTAAGATAGATGGAGACCCCATGCTTATGCACTATGCACTAGACGAAAGACCACAGAGGAGAAGTCTGGAGAACCTTAGTGTAGAGTGGCTGAACGCTCCAAAGTATGAAACAGAGATGTTAGCACAGTATGGCTGTAACAAGAGCAACATGATTGATGTAGTTCCCTATGAGAAAATCCATCTTTACTGCGGTAAAGACGTAGACTTTGGCTTACGGCTTAGGAGAGGCTTATTCCAAGAGCTGGAGAAGTACCCTACAGTTAAGAATATGTATGAAAATCTGTTAATACCAGGAGCCAGGGTATTTGCTGACATACAACAAAATGGAGTATGGGTAGACAAAGGGGCTCTGAAAGAGAAGGACGAAGATTATAGAAGCAAGATAGAAGGCTGGATTACCAATTTAAGGTATGAGACAGGTAATCCTGAGTTTAATCCTAACTCACATCCACAGGTGCAGGCTTATCTGTGGGATGAGTTAGGGTTAAAAGAACCAAGTGTATACGGGAGAAAGCCGAGGTCAGCAGACGAAGCTACCAGGGAAGCTTTGATGGAATCCTACCCTGACAATAAATTCGTGCATCTACTACACGAGTATAAGCACGACTACACCATGTATAGCAGGTATGTGAGAGGATTGCCACAGCACATTAACCCTGATGGTAGAGTTAGATGCCAGTATCATCTGGATAGGTCAGAAACAGGCAGATTATCGGCTACAAATCCACCCATTCACCAGATACCAAGAGAAGTCAGAGAAGTGTTTGCTGCTCCACCTAACAGTAAGATACTCAAAGCAGACTATGAACAGATAGAGATTAGAATGGCAGCTCATATAGCTCATGACAGCCTACTAACCGAGCTTATTAGTTCTGGCGTAGATTTTCATACCAAGATGGCTTCAGAGGCTTTTCGCATTTCTGTGGAAGATGTAACGCCGGAGAAGAGACAGGCAGCTAAAGCTGTGTCTTTTGGTCTATTGTATCTAATGGGAGATAAGAAGCTGGCGAGTGGAACGGGACTTCCTCCAGCAGATGCACTGGAGTTTGTCAAGAAGTATAAGGCACTAATGCCTGACGTTCAAAAGTGGATTACCAAGACTAAGAATGAGGTTAAGCATCAACGATATGTAGAGTCTATCTTTGGTAGACGCAGAAGGTTTCCGCTTATAACAAGGCAAAACTTAGATGGTCTCCACAGGGAAGCAGTCAACTTTCCTATTCAAAGTGCTGCTAGTGACTTAACATTATGTAGTATTATTAAGCTACATGATATATTTAAGCACGACTACCGAAACGACGTTAAAATTATTATTATGGTTCACGACTCTATCATCGTAGAATGTCCTGACAAGTGGATTGGCGAAGTATCAGAGCTTATGAAAGAAGTTATGACAGACCCGCCATTTGAAACAGAGGTTCCCTTCGAGATAGAACTAAAAGAAACCCAACACTGGAGTTAGGAGGAAAAGCATGAAGTGTAAAGTATGTGACGAAGAAGTAAAGAAGTTAGGTTTTTTCTCCAGCAAAGATGGAGAGAGCAAGAATATCTTTGTAATGTGCCCAGAGTGTGGGCATGCCGACACTAGGTTAGTAGAAGAAAAGACTACAGGTTAATTAGCCTGTAGTCTCTTATCTTTGTGGAACAGACATTCGCTCTAACAAGGGTTCCCGCATAGTCTGTGGCAATCCTATTGCTCTTCTTTCTGTAGCAGTCATGCCTCTTAGTTCCATTTCCTGTTCTATATCTTGCGGTTCTAAGCTGGTTCCAAATAGAATTTCTAGTTGTGCATTTTGTTTCTGAAACTCCTCCATGTCTCCATCGAAGAAAGCATCAATAGCTTCTCCCCTGCGTGCTCGATAGGCAGACTGTTGTTCGTTAATCTGGTTAAGTTCGTCAACACGCCTACGACTATCTACCGTAGGACCTATTAGATTCTGTATTCCTTCACGAAGTCCCATATCATAGCTCGTCCGACCTCTTTCATCAAGTACTTTCCAATCATTTCTCATAGCGTCGTAGGATTCTTTAAACCGCTCACCTTGAACCATAAACGGAACCATTAGCTTTGCATGTCTCTTGAAATTCCTGGAAGATACTTCTATAGCCTCTTCATCTCCCTGAGCCAAGTTCCACAAGTGAGATGTTCCAGCCGTTCCTGCTCTAAGTAGGATTGGAAAGTTATCTTCCCCCTGAACCATAGCTGCAGGCCAAATTCCACTGGCTACTCTTGCTGGGTTTATACTTCTAAAGTTCAATCCTGTAGTACTTAACGCTTCTGAGCCAACTGCCATGGCTGCCACAGTAGAGGCAGCAGCTACTTTTGAACCATGGCTTGCTTGTTGGTGCAACAGATTAGCCCAGTTAAGTGGCCAGCTCATTAAGGCCCCAGCTGCTTTACCAACAGGTCCTTTAAATAATGCTGGAGAGTCAATACCATACATAAACTGTGTTGCCATAGTATGAGAGTAAGCATCCTCTACTGCGTGCTGGAACGGTTTGTTTTTGTCCAGACTGTGCAGAAGCTTCATCATGTAAGCAGTGTTTACATTAGATTTATCCGCTGCGGAAAACATGCCGAAGGATAACTTCTTGTGCCCGCGGGATAGTTTTTCTCCGATATAAGGGAGCTTCTGTAAAACACTCTCCTGCATACTTAAGCCTTCTCTGGGCATACGACTGGTCATTACAGAGTTAGTATCTGCCATCTCTCTTCCAAACTTAGTCATTAGAGCTTGCTTAGCTCTAAACCAGTACTCTATTCCTACCATTGGATTAGGGTCTAGTGTTGATACAGACAACAACTGCTGACTAAGATTCTTAACAGCTGAGAAAATATTACCACCTAGAGTACCAGTATACTGTAGTTCCAAAAGGAAGGAAGAAATCTCTCTAGTATACTTACGCTGGGTATCCCTACCACCAAGAGCCCTGGCTACATTAGCTATAGTATCGTCTAACATAGTCTCCATTTGTGTAGGATAGCCCATCATACTCCTCTTGACAGTTTCATAATACTCTTTACGAGTAGGGTCTATTCCTTTTATAGCCATGTGCCCGTCTAACTCCTTAAAGGCAGGCCCGAAAAACTTCTTCTTAGCCCCTCCTCTTACATACGTATTCAAAAGTTTAAAGATGTCAGTATCTCTTGAACTGAGAAAGCCTGTTCGGGATTCTTCAGCAAAGAACTTTAGCTTCTCTGGAACTTTCTTCATCCAGCTAAACTCTAACATACCATCGGCTGCTCTTCTAGGAGCATAGTTTTCTATCAATTCTTCTTTAGGTATATTAAATTCTTTAGCCAACAACCGAAACATATCTTGTATCTCGTCGTATGCCTTACGTGCTTGAGGAGTTAGCTCCTCTGGCTTACGCATTTTCCACAGGGTTTCAGTAATCTCTTCTCTCTGCTTGGCTCCCTTACGACCTCTGAGTGGCTTGAGAACATTTCTTGCTTTGCTTAAATAGTCATCTACAAACTTATCATATTGTAGCTTAGATGTCCGTAATTCTCTAGCAACAGGCTCACCTAATACATATCTCGATGGAGTAAAGTGTTTTGCGTAAGGGGACATGCTCTTCCTTAGCAACTCGTCGTCCAGCGAAGTAGCCATTTTGGGAGCAGGTAGACGGAACATTTCTCCCATCATGCTCTTAGCGTCCTTCTGAGAGATAAGAGTAGGATTCATGTAACTACCTATTTCTTCTTTTAACGGTATGCCTCGACTGGTTAATTCCTCAGCGATAGTATCAAAGTTTCTCCTAGCGGCTGCGGTCAACTGGTCGGGACTGGCTACCCCATGCTTTTGTAATTCGCCAATCAACCTTGGATGATACTCTTCTATAGGAGTAGTCGTTGCTGCTCGTACTTTTTTATAGTCCCTGCTTAGTTTCTTAGTAAAGCTGGAAGCTATATCTCCACTCCTAGCTTTTCCAAGAACATCTTCCACAGAAGGCAAGAGCATCATTCTAGCTTCATCCAGGCGGTCTATTGTCTTAGCATGTACAGCCCACTGGTCGTGTGCTGCAGAAGACAACGCATTTGGGTCCCATACTCTGTTGTCTTCTAGTATCTCATTCATCTTTCCATAGTGGTGTCGTATTTTGTTATCGACTTGATTTAGCTGTGTCCTTACTCTTGTTGTGGTTATGCCATACCTATTTTTGAGAATTTTTGTAACGTGTTCGGGAGACTTTTCTGCTCCCAGCCTGTTTAGGACATTCCTATACTCCTTCGGGTTTCTAGGGTCTCCCAGACTTGTAACTCCGACGCCTTTAGCAGTTTTATCTAATTTTTTTACGTGTTTAAAAACAGGTCTCATTGCTTCTCTGACTGCCACGTCATCTGGGTTACTTTTTACTATATCGGTAAGAGCCCGAAGCTGACTTCTTTCGTCTATTTGACTGAAATTATTTATCTGCTTAGCTAACCGAGTATCAGCTCCTCTAGCTGACACTCTACGTTTAACCTCGCCCATGAGTTCTCCCGCCTGTTTATCAGGCAAGCCAGAAACGACTGATTGGACATCGCCCATTCTCTGGTGTGGGAGTGCTTGGGCTCCTGGTCTCAACTTCCTAGCTACATCACCAAGTCGGTCAAGAGAATCTGCTACGGCAGGCACTCTTCCAACCTTCCTGGCTGCAGGCCCCATAAAAGGTATAGCAGCACTAACACCGCCTCCAATCATAGCCATACGGAGTGTTTCTTCAGGTGTCTTGTCTTCTGTCCATCCTCGGTAGGCATCAGTTATAGCTCCACCAATACCAAACTTAGTGGCTGCTGTTGCTAGGTTTAATCCTTTGCCAGCAATGCCAGCTTTGGCTAGAGCAGGGGTGGCGATGGCTGCTCCAGCTTTTCCAGCTGTAGCTGCTGTTGCTACGCCAATACCTACCCAGCTAAGCAAACTACCAGCACCATGAAATACACGTTCTCTAAGGTTGACTGGCCCTGGTAGGGGGTGGTCATCTATAAGCCCTACACTCTCTGCTAATGGTCTAAAAGGAGCACTCATTCCATGAGTAAATTGTCTTACCGCACCTACTTCCTCTGTTCGAGCAGGTGTTCCAACAGGAGTCGTAGGAGACGTCACTAAAGGAGTTCCTCTGCCAGCTCCTCCAAATCCTAAAGGAGTAGTGTCGGGCTGTGATAGCCCTAGTTGCTGGAATACTGTATCTATGCGGTCTTGTTGCGGTTCTTGTGGTTCTCCGAAAAAACCCATATTAATTCCCCCTTGTTCTCCTCTCTGCTGTTCTTGTCTTTCTTTCAGCATCATCAATCCTATTGTGGAACTCCTGTTTTATGCTACCATCAGGTATCTGGTCGGCAAAAGTTCTGGCTGTTCTGAGGTCTTCGCTTATTTGTCTCCACATGGGGGAAGTTCCTTCCTGAGCAGCCTGCACACTCTGTGCTATCTTTCCGTCAATTTGACCGAGCAAGTTGTCCACAGTAGCCATTGCCTCTTCTGGACCAATTCCAAATGGGTCTTCCTCTCCAACAGCACCTGTCCCAGCTCCTAGAGCTCTATCAGCACCTCCCCAGCCAATCTGTGCTCTGGTTAGGTCAGTTTGAGCTTCGGTTAGAGCTGTATTAGCATATATAGAAGCTGTATTGGCTTCCATATGTCTGCGTTCTAAATCATACATTTGGTACTCCATCACTCTTTCTACCATAGAAGCTTGAGTAGACCTATCTAGCTGAGAAAAATCAGTAGTATTTATACCCATACTTCGCAACCCTTCTTTTATCACAGGTTGTTGAGATAAAATAGCTGCTGCGTTCATCTCTCCCTCGTGCTTTGCCATTTCAACGTCGAACATCATTTCATCCATCTGCTGTTTTCTCTGCTCAATGTCTAAAACAGTTGACTTGTAGGCTCTATCGAGATTCATCTGGTCAGCATGTATAGCTACGTTCATGTGCATTTGAGCTAACTGCATACCCATCTGTCTATCTTCTGTCTCTAACTCTCTACGGACTACTTCTCTTTCTACAGCTGCCCATTCTTCCACGTCTCTCAAATCACTCCGTAAATCCAACACATGGTTAGCTGCTTCTGTGGAAATCTCTCTTATCGTTTCCATAGTCTGCTCATCCATGTCTTGTAGGTTTTCTGAGAGTATACTGCTGTAGAACATTCCTCTAGCAGAGAACTCCTCTCTATACTCTGACTTTATGTGTGCTGCTTCACCACGAACATCTTCCTTAATTTTATCGAACTCATTAGGCCAGTCTCTTTCAAATCTTTCAATTTCTCTCTCAATAGCCTGTCTTTTAGGCAGTGCCATACGTTCTACCATAGCGTCTGCTTGAGCTTTAAGTTCTTCTTCGCTTCTAGGTTCTAGTCCATACTGAGAAAACATATCGTTAATGTATTCTTCATCTACCATAGGTTCTGGCAACTCAAATGCTGGCGTTTCGTCCCACTCAGCAGGCAAACCATCGTCTACTCTTTCTGGGTCAGGAACATCTAGTCCAGTTATGTTAGCGATGTGTCTTAGGTCTTCGTCACTCATGTAAGAAGTTCCGTCTTCAACTCTATCTGGTTCAAACCTGAATCCTTCTTCTCCAGTGTCAGGACCTCTTACTATAACTTCTCCAGTATCGGGGTCCCAATCTACCTCACCACCAGCACTTTCTAAGAATGAACGAACAGGAGAGTCTTCCACAGGTCGCTCAGGTTCAGGGTCATCTAGTATTCCCAGCTGTCTGAGTATATCGTCTTCCTGTTCTACAGGAGGAGCTTCCCCTTCTACTGTAGGAGTTGGAGTAGTTCCTGGTGCAGCAGTTCCTGGTGCTGGTTTCTCTCTAGGAGCTGCTTGCGACATAGCTTCCATAGTTTCAGGTCCTAGGATACCATCTACAGTTATACCTGCCTCTCTCTGAAAGGCTCTTACCGCTGAAGAGGTTTGCGGGCCATACTTTCCGTCCACAGGGCCTACGTTATACCCAAGATTTCTAAGGTGCTGCTGAGCATCTCTTACTTGCCCTCCACTGGCTCCTGTTCTAAGTATTCCAGTAGTTGTAGGAGCTGGAGAAACTCCTGCGTCTCTACCTTCTAAAGCAGGGCTGTGTGGGTCATAGGTATGGTCAGTTGTAGTAGGGCCTGGAACTCCTGCATCTCTCATCGGAGATGTAACGTCAGGTCTTCTCTTATCGTCAACTAACTGAACTCCAGGACTATGATGGTCTGTTATCTGGAACTCCGCTCGTTTACCTCCAGCTTCTCGAATAGCCTCGGTTAATCGGTCTAAGCCAGCCCATCCATAGCCCTGAAGTTTTTCCATGCCTTCTTCTACAGACTCATCTGCCCAAATAGGTTCTCCCCCTAAAGCAGTAACCTGTTTTCTCAGTTGGTCTGCTTGCCTCTCCATAGAACGCCTACGCTCTTTGTCTTGTTCCCTGTGTAGCTGTACCTTTAGGGAAATTATAGTTTCATTTAACTGGTCGACAATAACAGGAGTCATGTCCTGTGGGCCTACCTGTATATCCCCTTCTTTTCCTGCTTCTCTAGCTTTGTCTGCTCCGATGTCTGATAGCGTTTCACTTAACTCATCAGGCGGTCGTTGTCCAGGCTGTGCCCGAGGTGACGCCCCCATCTGTCTTTGCATAGGTTTCATCTGTGCTTTTCTCTGCTGAGACGAAGCTGGGTCTATCGAACCTTGTTTTCTTAAAGATGTCATAATGTTGTCTATAGGGTTTGCCATTTATTCTTCCTCCTTTCCTATAGATTGGTCGTGCAGTGCCGTTACCAACGGCTTTATTGCTTGATTGTATGCTGGTACTTCTTTACCTGTAAGGTTTGCCCTTTCCATAAAAGCCACAATCAACTTAATTTCTTCCTCCGTAAGAAGTATGTTTCTTTTTTCCATAATTTCCTCCTAACTACTTTCAACACCGTGGTTATGGTCGTCTCCATCGTAAGCAGCCCATGTCCAAGTTCCATCGTCTGTTTTAATGCCTGTTCCGTTAGGTATGCCGTGATTATGTGCTGCTACCGTTTGGTAATCTGTTTCTAAATTTACGTTACCTGTAAATTCTACATCATCATTCATAAGAATACCCCAGCTTCCCATAGTAATATGGCTGCCGTTACTAGTAACAAAGTAAAGGTTATCAGCTCCGTGGACTTCTAAACCATCGCCTAAATTTATTAACCATCCGTAATTCCAGCCAGCAGCATACAATTCTATACCTGCGGTATACCACGCCTCTCCTCCAAAGAGTGGACCGTGTAGCTGTCCCTGAGTGTTATAACAATAGAGTGTGTGGTCAGTAGATAATACTATCCTCTGGTCTCCTCCAGGAGCTGTTGTAATCACTGAGCCTTCAATATATATTCCGTAAATCTCTCCAGCAGTTATAGTCCCTATGTCTGCTGCAATAGCAGAAAGCTGGTTTACATTCATACGGTCAGCAGTAATAGTATTAGCTGCTATTTCGTTGGCAGTAATCGTGTTAGCATATATTTCATTGGCAGTAATAGTATTAGCTGCTATTTCTTCTGCTGTAATAGTATTTACTTGAAGATTTTCTCCTTTAAGTCCTCTCTCCTGAACATTTACAAAGTCTAACTGCCCATACATAAGCTTCTTAACTGTATCAAAGTTCCTATCAGACGAAGCAGCTATTCTGTTTATAGCTTCTTCTGGAGACTCTGCAGACGGGTCTAGTTGATTAATGTTCTTAATTAGAAAAGAAGGCATCTACTCCACCTCCTTTACTGTATAAGTTATATCGGCTCCTAATAGAATTAAGTCTGCATCTTCTACATTAGCTATCTTAAACTGAAACTCTCTGCAATTAGTAGCTCCTATAGGTATTTTAAATGTTGTATATCCTTCTCCTGCCTCAACAGGCAACCTTAATGGTCTGCACCAACTACCTGTCATAGATGTTCTGTATTCCAGTAGAACTGTTATTGCTTCTGCAGTTTGTCTGAACCTCAGAAACAGAGTCCTAATTTCTTTTTCTATACCGATACTGCCAAAGTGCAGTCCTTGAGATATAACTTCCATCTCTATTGGAGTACCTTCATCTGAGTATTCTGTGCTGTCTAACTTCAGCACGTCTTTCCCATCAGGTTTACTGAATAAGACTTCATCTCCCATCGTATCTGTTACTTCCCCGAACTCCACAGACCAGACAGTCCACCTACCCTCTGTGGTATCTAACATTAAGGTTAGTCTTTTATCTTCAGGTAAGGGTAAAGACACTATATATTGGTCTCCTTTGTAGACTATCGCTCTAGCCTTGTGAAGCTGGTCTAGCTCTACCTTATCAATGAGGTCTTTTATAGGGTCGGAGAGTCTAGTTAGCTGTTCGCCAGGTCTTATCTTGTAGATGTGTCCGTCGTTTCCTACAAAGTAAGCATCTCCTCTAATAGATTCCATAGACCAGTGTGAACCTACACCTGTAGCGAAATCCACAGGGAAAATAGCAAAATCCTTTGTAGTTGTTCCAAACATCCCATATAGCTTCTTCTCTTTCCCTATTAGTAAGAAATCGTCAAGAGCCAGAAGCCCTGTAATATCTTGCCCATCACTAGCTCCTACAAAGGTCTGGAAAGCACTATAACCATCTTCCATAGGGTCCCAGACAGTAGGAAATCCTGGGTCTGCTGCATCTAAACGTAGTGGGTAGTCCTTAATACCGGCTGCTATAAGTCTGTTTCTAAACTCAACAAGGTACTTTGCTTTAGGCATATCAACTGGAGTGTTAACTTCTGAACCGTCCCACAGGAAAGAATCATCTTCGTAGTTAGCTACTGCTAGTAGCACTCCATCAACTAAGTGCTGTGCTACTGAAAAACTGTAGTTAGTGCCTGGTGTTTGTCCTGTCTTGATGTCGTTCCAGGAAGTTCCATCCCAGAACTGAACTTTATCATTGTTAGCCTGAAGAATATACTTCTCTCCTGAGTCTGTTCTTTTGTACTCTTTAAGTCCTAGAATAGCCTCTCCAGCAGGCGATAGAGTTTCAGAAACTCCTGGTCTCTTAGATATCTGCCCTGGTAATCTACCGAAATCTACATTGTATAACCGACTGGTTAAACCGACACTTCCCTCTAATTCTTGAGGTATTATAGATATTGGGTATGCTGAAACCATTCCTGAATCAAATGAAGGTATCCTATGCAATATATGAGATTGTCCTTCCATTAGTCAACCCTCCCTCCAGGGTTAGTGTCGCTCGTATCCATACCGTCCTTGTCGCTAACAGGCCCCCAGTAGCTGTCACGCATAGTGACTCTGTGTTCTCTCTGAGCCTGTGGAGTTCCTCTACGAAGTATGCTGTCTTTCAATCTTAGAAAGATACCATAATGAAAGTTAGCTCTCTCGTAGTCTCTAGACTCTCTGTAACAAGCTGCTATAGCATATTGAGCCAGAGCTTCGTCTGCGTAGTAGGGAGTTTCTGGAACGTCGTCTTTGTCCATCAATTTCTTGGGAGCTCTAGTGATATACATTTTCACTTCTTTTTCTGCCTCGACTTTACCTACTAATATAAACCTATCACCCCAGAAAACCCATTGTTCCACAGGCCCCTCTGAAGGATTTTCTATGGCAAAGAAGGACTCTAGAGCTATTCCTCTTATTTGTTTTCCGTCGTATAAAACTCTAATAATATTCTCAAACTCAACATCTCCAATTACTTCATCTAGTGAGTATTCTCCCGTATCTTCTACTGTGGTAAAGGTAATTGTATCTTTAACAGGGAACTCTTCTGCAAGGTTATACATAGCAGAGTTGAAAGCCTCCACAATGGAGAAATCGCTGTAACCCGCTCCATCTGGCCCCTCTGCTCTAAGTTCTTCTCGGACTCGTCTGATTAAAGTTTCCAGATTTCTATTCACTGTTCTCACCTGCCTCTATCCTGCCTAGTATGCCTAACTTACCTTGAAAAGCTACGTTACCTTCTACTGTTATAGTC